CACTGGCGCATCAGCTACTTGCGTCCAATCAGAAGCAGTCAGCTTACGGTTTCTTTCGTCTCGTACAGATTTTGCCTGATTTGCATCAATAGAGGCAATGGCTTCAGCGTCCATATCCGCAACGGAGAACTTGGTAAACCACTGTCCATTGATTTCCTCGACACCATCGCGATAAGCAGTCTGGTATCTCGTTGGCTGTGCTTGTGCGCCATTTAATACCGGATCAGCATCAAAGCCATTTAGTAGCTCAACCGTTAGCTGTTGAGGAAAACTGGTATTCGGATGAGCAGCGCGAAACTCGCTCTCTGTCATCACTTGCCCTGTTCTAAGTCTGATTTCCATAGTTGTCCTCAAGCAATAGCTAAGAAGATGTAAGTTGCTGCGTTTACGTTGACGTTGGTAGCCGTAACCTGATTGACGATAAAGCCGCTGTTATCGGGATCGATAGTGTCATCGGTGGTAACTTGAGCCGCTGTAGTGTTATAGCTTGAATGAGGGTCATTCCCAGCAACGATTCCACGAACGTAATCCCAGTTATACCAATCGCCTGTGCTGTCAGTTCTCTTAATCATTACAAGTCTTGCACCAGCAGCGAACCCGCAATTAATGGTCTGGCTGCTCCCATTACCTGTGTAGCTGCCTACTTTTGATACGCCTGAGACTGATGCGAATAAGTAAGCAACATAAGTTGCAGCGTTGGTGTTTACGTCTGCGTTTGTGCCGATAGAAAACACCGAGGCAGTAGGACTTGTGTCGTTCCAATATGTATTATCGTCTGCTGTCGCAGCCGTACTATTCAGTAACAAATAGTCTGTGTTGTCGTTGTTCGCATACACAGCCCAATCGTTAGCTGCGCTGCGGCACCTCACAATCATCAACTCAGGAGCAACACCTAAGTTATGCGTTACAGTTGTGTTTGACCCCGTTCCCGTATAGCACACCTCATCAAAGAAGCCGGGAGCGCGACGAAACATATGAAGGATGTAATTATCACCAGTGCCATTTATTGTCGCGCCTGAACCCATTATTAAATAGTTATTTCCAAACTCAGTTAATCCTGTTGATTGGGATGCTTCTGCGGCAGTTGAACTTAGCGTTAAATAATTTGTACCTCTACGAAGCCGATCCAAAAGATATGGTGTGCCGCCATTTGTACGCTGTTCGAACAAAGCATCAACCTGTATATCTGTTGTTCTAGTAATAGTTGCGCCGCTACCAGTATAATTTAATGCTTGAAACACACTCGTCCCACTCGTCGGCGTTTTCATCGGGCGACGGATGGCGATGTAGATGAACGTAGAGCCGGATTCGTTAATGTCGGACTGCACCGAATTAAAATAAAACCCAGTAGATGCAGCGACGACTTGATCTGTAGTTGTTGCGGTTTCTGCTGCTGATGAATTTGCAAGCAACCATCTTTGTGGGGCAAGAGTGTCAACAGACATATTCCTCATAATATCTGTCATCACCCAACTGTTGGACGCGCTAGTAATATTTTTAACCATCACCCACTGTGGCTCGTACCCAAGAGTCACAATTTCTTGCGCTCTATGGTTGCTTCCTAAATATGTTCCGCACGTTATGACATTATCCGTACCAGACGCGCCAAACCCGCCATCGTTATGCGCGAATATATAGGCAACGTAAGTGCCGCCGTTAGCGTTAACAGCGGTTGCTGTGCCTACAGAAAACACGGTGCTGGTTGGGGCTGTGCTGTTCCATATTGATGTAGCAGTGGCCTGTGCATTCCCAAGGTTTAAGTAAATGTTATACGCAGCAGAGGTAAGCCCTCGGTGATAAACAGCCCAATCGCCTGTAGAGTCAGTTCGTTTAACAATAACGCAGCCGGGAGTTGAGCCTAAGTTGTGAGCTATCGTTCTAGCCGTACCATTCCCCGTGTACGTCACTACATCAAAGAACTTTGCTTGCTTGCGGAATGTCCAAGAAGCGTAGGTAGCAGCATTTGTATTTAGCTTTGCTAACGCACCTAAACTAAATCCGTTGCTATTGAAAGCAGTTAGCCCAGTTGATTGTGTTGTCTGTGCAGCCGTTGAGTTAGATACAAGGTCAAATGTTGCACCACGAGCAGTATCGTAAAGCGCATGGTCAGTAGCACCAGAGCGACCTTTGATCCAAACTAGACCGCCCTTTGCATTTGGGTCTGTGAATGGTGTAACTGTAGTTGAAGGAGTCGCTCCGCTTACTGTAATTGTGTACGCATTAGTTGAATAATCAATAGATGCGTTTGTTCCTGTAAAGGTTAATAGTTGCGTTCCCGATATAGCAGTTAGCTCTGTAGTTGGAACAGTGAAATTAGATGTATAGACAGCAGTGTTGGTAAACCGGACGTTAGACATCCAACCAAGCATAAACTGATACCCTGATCCAGAGCTAGAACCACTACCAAGATACAGAGTGCCAGAAGTAACATCCCCTGTCGCAGAGGCTGAAGTTAATTGAACACCATTGAGAAAAAATCTAACAGTCCCGCTACTCCTTGATATAGCAACGTGGTTCCACTGGTTTACGATAGGTGGGGTAAATGAGGCTGTTATTGATGTGCCACCAACTTGCAGGTAAAACAAACCGGAATTAAGGTAATCAGTGACTAAAGAAAAATTAGTGTTCCGAAATGACTTATCGAGAAGCATATAAGCTCTCGTAGCGTTCGTAGGGTAAAACCAAAACTCAGCCGTAAAATTACCAGTGCCGATCGTTGGCATTGTGGTTGAGACAGTATCAGTACCAGCAAAATACATACTTGAGCTAACAACGCCGCCCAAGTAAATATTATTGGTGATCGTTTGAGTTGAGCCGTTGCCTGTGTACAAATACGTTGAGAACGAATCCTCAATATAATTAGCGGCAACAGTCGTTGCTTTGGCTGCACCTAAGAGCTTATTAGCCAGCATCAGTTATTCCCCACTCGCGCACCGTAAACCTGACCGCCAACTTTCCACAGCACGATCGTTGTATACCCTGTCGTAGCCAGCGTAGGCGCAGACCCTGAGTCTGTTTCCCACACAACACCAGAGCCACCAAATGTCGCATCAGTCCACGTTAAGGCATAAGCAGTACCGTCATCGACCATCAAGGTAATCGCTTCACCATTGGCAAAGTTAGTCGCCTTTGGTGTACGGCTTGCACCCAAAGTAATCAACTGAATCGAGCCATTGCCGGGGTCGATCTCAAACGCTGCACCGTCTGTAATGGTGAAAACGTCCTCAATGATCGTGCCGATGATTGTCGGATCAGTTAGCGTCTTGTTGGTCAGCGTCTCAGTACCCGTCGGGGTTACATAGTCAGTACCAGCAGTAGCATTCGCCAGCGCGCCGCCGCTATTCGCTTTTAGAATGGCTGTACCAGACGGCGGAGCAAGATAGTCGGTACCCGCAGTGGCGTTAGCAAGAGCGCCGCCACTGTTTGCTTTCAGAATCGCGGTGCCAGAGGGTGGCGCTAAGTAATCGGTACCAGCAGTAGCAGCAGAGAATGCACTAGCGCCGTTACCCTTAACAATACCGGTTAAAGTTGCTACGCCTGTGCCGCCGTAGGGCACAGTGACCTCGGTGCCTTTCCAGACACCTGTCGTCACCTCACCGCTGTCGTTAACGACAAACGATGAGTTCTGTACCAGCTTGCCCGTCGTGCCATCGAACCTGGCCACCGCATTGTCGGTCGATGAAGCAGGGCCAACAACATCACCGGTACCACTACCGCCAGACGATGCAATCGTAATCGACCCGGCACCATTAGTGACCGTGATGCCACTGCCTGCGGTGAGTGTATTCTTCTCCCACAGACTGGTCGTTGCGTTATAGATCAACACCTGACCATTCGATGGGCTCTGCGCTGAGACGTTATGCAGCTCATCAAGCTCATAGCCGTTCTGCACGCGCACGTACAGACGACCATTACCCGCGTTAGCGCGCTCGACTACACCGATATAGACAAGATGATTAGGTGCATACGGCTTGGTGCTAGTCAGTGTGCCGGCAGTTGCGCCCAGATACAGCGTGTCGCCAGGGCTATACGCGCTCAAATCCAATCCGTCTTGCAC